GTCCGTTCCGAAGCAGTTTCAACAGCGGCAAGAATGACTAATTCAACGATGACCAGAGATCAGCGTAACGCCCTCTGGAAAGAAACAATGGCAGCAGCTCGCAAGTAATCTTCGTCTCTATGATTAAATCATGGAGATAAACATGTCAGGCCCAACAACCACAAGCATTCTTCCGCCGGCTGTTCAACAACAGCTGTCAATGAAGTTACTTGCTCGTCCAATGCCGGATTTAATTCATACTACAATGGGTTTTCCGATAACTATGGATCAACAAGCTGGTGATATACTTAGAAGACGTAGATACCAGAATTTGTTAACTGCTCCAGTACCACTAGGTAACGGTATCGTCGATCCACCAGCTCAACAGCTGACAGCTCTAGATATTGATGCCCGTATTGATTGGTTTTACCATGCCAATCTTCTTGCAGCGTAAGTAAATGATGGTACTTATATAATTCTGCAAGAGCAGGTTTTGATGATCATAGCCTGCTATAAATCTTTGGTGATTACTTGGAAAACCTAAACATATATCCAAGATTATGTTAGACTGATTTCAGTCTTATATAACGGAGGAAATATGCAAGGCAACCAGAGGCAAGCGATTCGTATAGCATATTGTGCAGGGATCATTGATGGAGAAGGTTCTATATGTGTGACAAAAACAAAGCCCATGCAAAAGCGAACCAATCCATTACATGCTCCCTTAATCCGTGTAGGAATGAATAAGGAAGAACCGATGAAATTTCTTCAAGAAACATTCGGATGTGGAAAAATATACTACGAAGGCGTTCGGAAGGATAGACCGAATCAAAATGCAATGTATCGTTGGGTGGTGACAAATAGAGATGAAGTAGTCAAAGTGATCAATATGATTACACCTCATATTTTAGTCAAACTTGAACAAGCAATTTTGGTTAAGGAAATGTGTTTGGGATGGGTGTTATCCATCGCAAAGAAACATGGTACATATCCTGAAGAAATACAACGCAGGCAAGACTATTACGAAAGATGTAAAGTGTTGAATGCAGTTGGAGCAGCCGCAACGACTAAGCCCAGAGACACCTGTGAAGGTGAAGCGATAGTCTGATCTCATATGAAAGTATGAGAGGCATGCAGAAATGATATGCCCCTACAGATATCTGTAGAGTAACAAATTGTATGCTTATTAACGAAGATCCAGTCCTCAATAGTGCTGTAAGTGTATTGGGACAATCTTTGAGAGAAACAGAAGATCAACTAGCGCGTTCAATGATGGAAGGCGGGTCTCCTCCGATAAATTGTACATCGGGTACAAACGGGGATAACCCAACAAACATCAGTCCACTTGATTGTTCGAAAGCTATTCGCCTATTGCGTACAGCTAACGCCCAATTCATCATGGATATGATCGAAGGTGAATTAAAGTTCGGTACAGCTCCAGTACGTACAGCGTTTTTTGGCCTTGGCCACACGAATCTGTCCGCTGACCTGGATCAAATGGTCGGATTCATTAACGTAGCAAACTACGCTAATCAGTCTAACTTACTGCAATCCGAATGGGGAACAGTTAGAAACGTTCGTTTCCTTCTGTCTTCAGTAGGTTCGATCAGCCCTAATGCATCTTCAAAAGGTGCTGACGTATATAACATATTCCTGCCAGGTCAGGAATCATATGATATGGTTGATCTGGATGGTTATTCAGCTCAATTTATTTATGCGCCGCCAGAAATTGCGTCGCCTCGCTTGAGACTCTACCAGACTGCTGGTTGGAAAATGGCTCAGGTGTTCAACATTACTAACACATCTTGGATTGTCAACCTACGTTGCACACTCCAAGTGGCACTGTAGGAGGTGAAACTATGTCTTGCCAAATTCTTACAGGCTCGTTTAAAAACGTTGCATCTACGCCTTATTTTCTGCCAATTAAGTCAGAAATTAGTTTGTTTAGATTGTGGAACTTAACAGTATCTGGAGTGACATCGCAAGGTGTTGCTGGTTCATTGGCTTCGGATAGAATCGCTTATGCGGAATTTAATCCAAAAGTAATGAATGCTGGTACTGCTCTAATTAAACAAAACGGTACAGTAGGTGGCATTTTAGCACCTGTGAATAATGGTATTTGCGCTATCAATGGTTTTACACTGTATGATAGTTCAGTATACTCACAGGGTGCAACAGTTGCAGTTTCCAGCTTTACACCTGGTCAGCCAACTGTTTTTGTAACAGGTACAAACCACGGTTTTCAAGTTGGCGACAACGTAAGAATCGTTAGCATGACATCAGCCCCTCAATTGGGTGGCCTTGTTATGACTGTTACAGCTACTAACGGCACAAACCAGTTCACGACACTTTTAGACTCTACAAACGCCCTAACAAGCGTTGGATCAGTCTATAAAGTGGGTAACTCTGGGAATATCAACACAGCTTTGTATTATCCACAAAACCGTGTAGTTGCAAAAATCTCTAAAGCTAACCCAATGGTTGTTACCACACTGGTACAACAGAATTACGCAATTGGTGATGTTGTTAGATTTGCAATTCCAACGGCTTATGGAATGCAGCAGTTGAATTCAACAACAAATGGTCTTCCTATTCAATTTACGATATCAGCGGTCAACAACGCTGTAGGTACTCAGACAGTAACATTTGCAAATACCGATAGCACAGCCTATGCGACATTTGTATCTCTGTTAGCTGCACAGTATCCGCAGTCGTTGCCGGTCATGGTACCGCAAGGCGAAGGAAACCTAAACAACCTACTCGGTGTAACTCCAAGCCCACTTCCGTATGCAAACCAAAACGTTCTTTCGTTTGCACAACAGAATTTGGGTTCTAGAGGTATTCTGATTGGTGCAGGTGATGGCACGAATTCGGCTACGGTCGGCGGTATCATCGGTTCTAATGTAGACGCGTGGATGTGGGAAGCAATAGCTAGCACACAAACGTTCTAATCGAACATGAGTCGGTTACAAATTGTAACCGACTCATTTATGAGGTAAATATGGGAAGACATAAAAAAATTAAAAGTATAGAGTCTAAAGAAAAACCAGAGGTAATTATGGCTGTTGAAACTGAGGAACATGTAAACACTCTAGAGTCTTTAGAGACTGAAATTGATAGAACACGTGCAGAGCTTGAAGCGGTAAAGGTAGAACTGGAAGAGAAGAAAGCACAATCAAAATCAATGCCAATGCGTGAAGTTGATGAAGATGAGATGATTATTGTAAGAAAACAACAAACGAATACATCAGAAACACGAGTGGCAAAAGAAACTATTGAGAAGCAAAAAGCTTATGACAATGTAAGAGTAACTGGTAAATTTATTAATCGATATAAGCCAGGCCAACCGGAAAAGTTGTTGTATCAAAAATATATTGATGATCCAGTGAAATGGTATACGTTTGATGATGGTAAAGTTTACACGATCCCACGCGGCTTTGCTGACCAAATTAATGGTGGATCTGATAATGATCCTATGTATTACAAGCCTAGATTTATCGAAAAAGAAGGCTATCAGGTGATTGATCCAAGTAGAGTGGGCGAGAATTCATCAATCGGTCGTATCGATACAACAGATAAGAAATATTCCTTTGTTCCAACGCAATTTTAGGATGTAAAGCGGCTTTACATGAGCATAACTTATTATCCTGGGTACAGCCAGGTGATCGTAACACCTAATCTAGTAACACGGACGATATTGTCTATTACACAAGCATATCCTATGGTTGTCACTACGGTTGACGACCATGGGTATGTTGCTGGTATGAAAGTTACATTTCTTGTGCCGACACAATTTGGAATGGATCAACTAAACTACCAGAATATACAAGTTTTATCTGTGACAAATAATACTTTAACGTGTAATGTGGATTCAAGTAATCTTACGCCTTTTGCATACCCTTCACCATTGCCAGGGGCGTATACACCGCCAAGTGTAATACCAACAACAAGCGGTCCATATCTGCCACCATTGCCCCTACCGGATGGTAATCAGACTAGCTTTGAGGGGGTAATTTACAACGCAGGTCAACCGTAATAGGTAAAAAATGGCTATTCCACTTTCTTCAATGCGATTGACACTCAGACGTATGACAGCGCGTTATACCGTTCAGTCAATGACAGACGCTCAGATTGATACTTATCTAAATAATTTTATGACGTTGATGCTTCCAGAGCATTTTAAGAACATAAAGTTAACGAAACCGTATTCATTCACGACAATTCCTAACGTAGACACATACCCATTTATTTATGAAGCTAATCCCGGGGATGATACAGGAAATAAGGTAATAGCATCGCCCGGAAATATTCAAATAACCCCTCCAGTATATTGTCAGGGTTATATATTAAGATATTTTCAGGATAAGACGACGTTTTATAACAGATGGCCTAATCTATCGGTTAACCAGCAGATAGGATTGGGGTCAGGCAGTATTCAAGCATATACTGGGACAATCCCTTCTACACCGTTTTACAGGGGTCAATTAGACATATTTGGAAACTTGACTGAATCTATGGTTTTCATTTCTTCTTTTGATGATAGCGGATTTAATTATGTAATTTCTGACATACCACTCCCGAATGTAAATGTTGGGCAATTGGTCGAGCCAGATGGAACGGTTGTTGGAACAGTAAATTATCTCGATGGTACGTATGCATTTACACCTTCAAATTTTATGGTTATACCTGCAAACGCACAAATATTTGCTGCTGTCGTTCCATATCAATCATCAAGACCTACGGACGTTATTTTTTACAATCAACAAATTACATTTAGACCATGCCCACAGCAAGTATATAATGTTGAGTTTCAAATTAGTCAGCAACCGTTAGCCCTTTTAGAAGATGACAGCTACCCGGAACTTGATGAATGGTATTTATTTATCTGTGCAGGGGCAGCAAAACTGATATATACCGACTTTCCAGATGAAGAAGGAATGGCCTATATAATGCCGATATGGCAAGAACAGCTACAGTTGGCGCAGAGACGCACATTAAAGCAGTTGGGCACCCAGAGGTCAGCTACAATATTTAGTCAGCCTGGACGGCCTTTAGCGTCATGGTTTTTAGGAACTCAGTATAGCGGAACTAATTAAATATGTCATATACACCTAACATTCCAAACGCTTCCGACGCCAGAGCAGAATCTCAAGGTCAGATTCTTTCTAATTTTCAAGCGTTAAATTCTATTTGGTCTGTAAATCACACACCGTTAACGAACCCATCTACACAGGGGCAGCATAGTGCATTAACGCTAAGAAGTCAGTCTGGTGATCCAACGACAGCAGCTAATCAAGTTGCAATGTATAACAAGCTAGTAAGCAATATATCTGAATTATTTTTTAGGCCAGCATCCAATGGAACACCTATTCAACTTACTTATCCTAAATTAACTAACGGAACTCCAACTATTGTTACGACTTTAAGCTACATAAATAATATACAACAAACATTCGTCGCAGGGCCGTTTATAATATATGTAGGGTTTATAACTAACGCTAATAATTTTGCAGATGCAAATCCGCCTTTAGCACTCACTCCAATATCAAAACTTATCTATGTAAATGCGAATCAAACAGGAAATATCGATAGTAGAAATAATGTATTTGCTGGTGGATTAAATTCCCCAAGTGATGGTTATTTTAGTATAGGAGTTGGCGCAGCAAATTCTAGTCCTGTGAAAAAAGTGTTTTACTTTGCGATAGGGATATAATGACAACTCCGACACCAGAATTTACGCCGAATACACCACAAGCCAAAGATATAATCGGAAGCTCTCAAGATCAATTCTTACAGAATTTTCAAACGCTATACAACGCTTTTGCTAAAAACCATGTAGCATTAGATGCTGTATCTGGAGCTGGTAATCATAAAGTCATAGATTTATCACAGCAAAATAAAAATATACAGACTAGCAATAATGAATTATCAATGTATAGCAGAGACGTAACTGGTCAGACAAACCAACTGTTTATGCGTTTTGAAAATAATCAGCCAGAATTTCAATTTTCTAATCAGCAACCGACGTTCACTCATAGCCCTGGAGTAAATACAACATTTATCACTTTTTTGCCTGGTAATCTAGTTGTATTCTTCGGGACGGTAGGGCCAACAGGAAGTTTAAGTTTAGAGCCTTATCCTCTTAGTAACATATGTTCAGCAACATTTTGCGCTGTCGGGACAACCCCCAGAAATACGCCATTCACTACAGTGGTAGAATCAGGTGGAAAAATAACAAGTATCACATTAGAAAAAAACTTTTATTATTTTATTGTGGTAGGTAATCCATGACATATAACCCAAACATACCTGTCGGGAAGGATTCACCAGCAAATCAGCAAGCGCAAATAAAAACAAATTTCTCGCAATTTCCTACGATATTTTCGTCTACGGCATTGGGTGTTGTATATAATCATACGGCAATTAACACAGCGAATCAGGGCAAACATGAAGCAATAATTCTTACACAGCAGACAGCAGATCCTACGATAGATAATGATTTTGTGTCATTGTATGCAAAAACAGCAGTACAAGCTTCAGGAAATTCTCTGCAAATATTTGAAAGAATTCAACAATTTAAACCGACTATCCCTAACGATCCAATACAATTAACTTTTAGTACTGTAAATGTAGCAGGACCACAATATCAGAGTTTTTTGCCAGGCGGATACATACTTTATGTAGGTTCAGAAAGTGGAACGGCAATAAATGCAAATAATTTAGCGTTTAATATCACAGTCTCACCGACTCCATCCATCCTTTTAACGCCTATTGCAGCAACTAATACATCATCAGCCCGATCGGGTGCTCTACCGGGTCAAATTGGATGTAAAATATGTACAAATATAACAGCAGTCAACAAATTTACCATCACAATGGAATCACCATATAGCACATTAAATCCTATGGCTCCGTTTAAGCTTACATGGATGGCAATAGGTAAAGTATGACATCAAATCAATTTATGATCGGGCCTATTAAAGACGGTGTGCGTAAGGATATAAAGCCATTCGCGATACCAGAAGATGCTTTTGAAACGCTAATTAATGCTTATCAATTCCGTGGAAGAGTTGTCAGAAAGCCTGGATATACAAGTTTAAACCCTGAAATTTCATTGACATCAAGATTATCACCCGATGGTATTACATTTCCCGGTAATCCTGTGATGGGTTTAAGAACAAGAGAGCAATTTGCTATCGGACAACAGCAACTAATAGCTTTTGATACAACTGCTTCTTATACATGGAATGGGACTAATTTTATTACACTAGCATCGACGATGCCAGTAACATGGAACGGTTCAAATTCTCAATTCTTTTGGTCCACTAATTATTCCGGGGGATTTTGGGCGACTAATAGCAATCCTGGGCTCAATGGTGTAAACGTTCTTACTGTTAGCAACACAAATCCAGCGGTGGTAACGACGACAATCCCTCATGGTTTTTCAAATAATCAATTTGTTACAATGATTGACGTGCTTGGATATGCTCCATTAGCTACTTCTACCCCAATATTTAATGGTCAGGTGTTTCAAATTGCTGCCGTCACACCTACTACATTTGAATTAGTGGGATTAAATGGAACTTTATATTCCGGATTTTCTTCAAATGGTATTGCTCTTAATAGCCAAGTAGCTATCAGCGGTCAAGATGGAATTAGATATTATGCTCAAACGACCGTCGGCAATACATGGGTCAATTATAATCCACCAATAGACCCATTTACAGCCCTCGCAGGCGCGTTGCTTATATTTCCTTACCGAGGATACCTTGTATTCTTAAACACGTATGAAGGCAACGATACGGGGGTTCTTAACTATCCCAATCGCGCTAGATGGACAGCTCAGGGGACACCTTATTATTCCCAACCTGCTCCTATCAGTCCAAACATACAAGGAACTGACCCTCTTACCGCTCGAGATGATGTATTTGGTAGAGGTGGTGCTATAGATGCTTCAACTTCTGAAACTATTGTTGGGGCTGGGTTTATTCGTGATATTCTTGTTGTGTATTTTGAAAGGTCAACCTGGCGGTTAAGATACACGAACAACTCGCAAGATCCTTTTGCGTGGGAGAGAATAAACGTGGAATTCGGAGCGGATTGCACATTTTCTACCATAACATTTGATAAAGGTCTTATGGCGATAGGTAATCGAGGTATTGTCCTAAGTGATGCGAATGATGTAGTTCGTTTTGATGAAAAAATACCCGATGATGTGTTTGATATTCGTCAAGCCAATGAAGGTTTTCAAAGGGTATACGGAATAAGGACATTTGAAAAAAGATTGTGTTTCTGGACATATCCAAGCGTATCAAATAAAGATGGAATATTCCCTGATAAAATCTTGGTCTTTAATTATGACACAAAGAATTGGTCATATTTCGATGATTGTTTTACTTGCTTTGGTTATTTTTATCCTACGCAGGTAGCAGAAACATGGGCAGATATGACCACAGCTTGGCAAGATATAAATTACTCGTGGGATTCAGGGCTAGGTAGCCTTGGAAATGAAACGATAATCGCTGGTAATCAACAAGGGTATGTATTTTCTTTAAATCAAACGGGCGCAGAAAATTCACCCTCTTTAAGCATATCTGATATTACTAGTGGAGTAGTCACAAGCACAAATCACAACTTGCCTAATGGTTCTTGGATAAAATTAACAGGTGTTACAGGAACCACATCAGCAGATGGCGTTTCATTAAATAATCGTTATTTCAAAGTGGCTGGTGCTAACTCTACATCGACTCCCAACACATTTAAATTGACAGAGTTTAAACCAATAGAAGCATCTCCTGCATCTCCATTGAGCACAGAACTGAGTTACACATATTCAATTGATTATGCCCCTATTATTCCTACATCGGTCGTCATATGGATAGGCACAGACAAATACACAGATAATAATGGAATACTAAGCGGCCCTAATGGTCTTGGAATCATAGATTATACGACAGGAAGCATAGCCTTGACCTTTGTAATTCCTTACACAAATACACCTGTTAATATCTATGTAGTGGCGTTCGATGATGAGCAAAGTATTAACCCTGTAGATACAATCACAGCGTATACAGGCGGAGGAGAAATCACAAAAGTTTCAAACTTTTTGATGGAAACTAAATATTTCAACTTTTTTCAGGATGATAAACGAGCAAGATTAAGTAAAATTGATTTTTACACAAATCAGACAGGCTCTGGTCAGTTTACATGTAAAGTTTTGGCTGATTCTAGTGATTTAACAGCAAATACACCTCTTCCAGATAACTTGCAGAGCAATATTGTGCTTACAACCGAAAGCCCTTATCAATTTGGATCAGGCGAGCAAACGATGTATAGGCTTTTTGCGGATGTATTGGGTCAATCTTTACAATTTCAATTAACCATGCAGGATAGGCAAATGGGCGTGCAGTCTATCAATTCTGCGTCTGTTGAGATTTTAGCGATGATCATGACTATGAAGCGAGGGGGGAGAATCGTATGACTATTCCTTCAAATCCACAAGAAAGATTTACACCTTTTCTTATTTCAACATATAATTTACCAGAAGAAGATGATCGTTTAAGAACATGGCTGGGTGAAGTTCTTACGCAATTCTCAGATGTGATTAACGATAAGAAAATCGGTACGATAGCACAAGCAACAGAAAATTATAGCGGTGGTGGATGGCGTTATAAGGTTACAGGGGTAAATAGAAGCGAATTTCAGACGATTGCATATATTCCATCGCTCCCAGGACCAGCATCATTGCCAGTACCTAATCAAATAACAATAGGATTGACAGGAACGCCTCAATATCCAATTACCAATGTGAATAATCAACTTGTGATTACTCAACTTTATGGGACAGCATCGTTGCCGCCGACGTCTGTCGGGGCTGGAGATGGAGACTATTTTAGCTATATGCCACAGGGAGACTCAAGAATTTCCTTTTCAATGAGTGATTTACAGATTATAATCACTTCAACGGTCGATCTTAGTGCTTACAGTGGATTTATTGTGATAAATTATTTAAGGAATGGGGTGTAAAATGAGTGGTGCTGCTTTTATGCAAATGTTGCCCGTGCTAATTTCCATGATGTCAAACATGAAAGGTGCTGGCGGCAGCAATGAAACACATGGATCTACATACAGTCCAGGGGCACAAAACGCTCTTACTCGTGCCCAAGGTGAAGTAGCTAACATGAGTCAAGGCGGTGCTGCGGATATTACACAGAATCAGAACTACCAAGGCGGTTCAGAATGGCTTAATCAGTTATTCAATGATCCAGAGTTTTTTAAAAAGTTTGAAGCACCAATGATGCGTCAGTTTGAAGAAGAAACACTTCCAGGAGTTGCTAATCGTTTTGGTGGGATGGGTTCTCATGGTTCATTTGGAACAGGATTTCGCAATGCGGCAAATAGAGAAGCGACAAACCTATATGAGAAAATAGCAGCACTTAGAGGTGGAATGCAGCAACAGGGAACAAATCAAGCTTTACAATATGCCCAACAGCCATTTAGTAATTATTCACAGCTATTACAACAGGCTACTACACCGACACAGAATACCTTCCAACCTGCTTCTACTGGCATGTGGGGAGCAATGCCTGGTATTGTCAGTGGTTTTGCGCAAGGTGCTGGTCAAAAGTGGGGAGAGCAACAAGCTGATAGTCCAGCAGGAGGGTCGCCAGGCGGTGGCCTGCCAACTAATGTTTCATTGCCTAATTATTCAAGAACTTATCAAGGGCAACCATACTAAAGAGGTGAATCATGGTCTCAGTACTTCCATCAGCCCGCACGCCCTACGATATCCTAGGCCCACAGGTGGGTCAGGCATTGCAACAGGTACTCCCAGGAGCAGTTCAACAAGGCTACCAGCGTCAGCAAGGTTTAAATGCTATTGATCAACTTCAACAGGATCTATCTCAATCTGGTGGAGATATATCAAAAATGCTTCCTGCATTAGCAAGAGCGTATACTCTCAATCCAGGTTTAGAGCGTTCAGGACTCGGGCAATTTGCTTTACAAAATGCAAAAGTTAATCAAGCATTTCCGCAAAAAGGAAATCAACCTTCTCAAATATCACAAGGTGCTCAGCAACCACAAGACAATCAAGCTTCAGCGCAATCAAATAATGCTATTCCTAGTCCATTTAATATTTTCACAGGGCCAGATATCGAATCTGCTTCGGAGAAATATGCTAGGGATACAAATGATCCATCCGGATATGGAACAAGACAAGCTCAATTGAATAATCTTAATCAGATAGCTACAGAACAAAGAAAAGAACTTGAAGATGCAGCACTCAAAGCGGATGTATCTCCTTCTGAATTACCTAGATTTATGCTTGCTGGAAAAAACTTTGATACTCGTAATCCAAGCCAATGGGCAGAAAAAACGAAGCAAGAATATAAAAAAGTGAAAAGTAATCTTGATCAATTGGAAAGAACGTTTATTCCTGGACTTGGTCAAGGATTATTGGGACAAAATAGACAACAAGCTTTAAAAAATTTACAAGAACCTGTGGCTAATCTCGTAAAAAAGGGTTATGAAGATGATGCCAGAGAACAAATGGCAGCAAATCATATGTCTCCTTCAGAAATAGAAGAAACTATAAGACCTCTAACACCTAAAAAATTGAAAGCCATTGAAAATCTTCCTAAAGGCTCATTTCCAGCACACAAGACGGAAGCTTTAGATATATTTTCAACAAAAACCCCTTTAGAATATCCTTTAGGATCATTTGAAGAAGCTCAGATTCAACATCCAAAAGAATTAGAGAAAATGCAAAATGATCTATCGGAATTCTTTTTGAAAAATGTCGATGAAAATACAGCTTTATTACCTTTGAGAGATAAAATTTGGGAAGAAAGAAATTATGATTGGCAGCAATTTGCCCCTGCAATTAATCAAGCTATTCAGAAAGGTTTAAAATTAAGTGATCGTCAAGAAACAGAAATGGCAGATATAGCCACTCAACCGCCGCGTCAATCTCTTCCAGATATATTTAAATCAATGAATAGAGTGGTAGAGTATTTTAGAGGAAATAAATGAATCCTATTTTACAAGGACTTCAGGAAGGATATGGAGAAGAAGAAATTCTATCATTTCTTACGAAGGCTATTCCACAACTAGGAAATACCATAAAGAAGGCAAGTAAATCAGGTTATGGAACCAGAGAAATATTGGGATTTTTATCTAAAAATTTTGATACAGAATCATTACGAGGAAAATCAGAAAGTCAAATTCATGGAATAAATAGAAGAGCAGACGCAGAAAGAGCTAAATATGGTCTTAAGGCTGTCGCCACTGCTGTTGCTGCTCCAATTGCAGGGAATATGGCACGTTCTGCTCTTTCAAGAGCGTTACCTCGTGCTTTAGCTCCTGCATCTGATTCTTTAATCCCCGAGAGTAATATTCCTGGCCCGACATCACCTGCGCCTCAACAGACTTCCCAACAACCCACAGGGATAAACCCCACAGGACAGCAATCACAAAATATTTCATCACAACCTCCAGTTAATCAAGTTTCACAAAATATACCACAAGTGCCTGAAACTACGCAACCTGAAGAAATACCTATAAATAACAAATTTGTAGAAACTCCAATTGGACAACTTCTTGAAATACCTAAAGC